TCAGGTGGGCTACAGATTGTAGATACAAATTTTCCGGGACAAACAAGCAGTGTCATCCTTGCTAGTACACTGTTTACTGGCCCCGGTTCAACTGGTGGTGTTACATCTGTAAGCGGCGATGAAACTAAGTTTCTCCGGGGCGACGGTACATTTGCTGATGCGGGAGGCGGTGGTAGTTCATTGGCAAGTCTGAAAACCAGTGTTTTCTTCTATCATGAGGAGAAGGTCGACAGCGCTGATGCAATCATCTCCCTCGATGCAGGTTTCTACACTGCAACTAATGCAATCCTTGGTTTCGGGGTGTTTACTGCTTCCAATGTACTTCAGAGCATCTTTCGAGGCGCAACCATTGATTTCCCAATCTCGTTCACAACACCGACATCACTAGAGTTCAAGGTCTGGTCACCCAACACAAGTACCAATGATCAGTATATCGAAATCACTCTGATGTTGGAAGGGACCAGTGATATTGTGGTACTAAGTAATTTGGTATCAACTGTTGCGAATACTTGGACAGTACATCACAGGTCGTTAGTTGGGGATTTGTTCACCAACAATCTTGGTGGCAAAACAATTACTGCGCGTATGCAAGGTTTCTCGCAGAATTTTTCAACAGTCATGGTCAGTCGTGTATGGGAGTGGCAACAATGAAGATACTTATAACACTAATATTCCTGACGGGGAGTCTCGCACAAGCTGGATTTTACGGCGGACTAAATGGTGGCTCTAATAAATATCGTCAGGACCGTGCAGCAATCATTGTCATGAACTTCAATGGTGGGCCGCATGTGACAGTGCCTAATAGAGCGAACAAACCGTTCAAAGGTACTAAGGTCAATACTCCTGACTATAAAGGTAGTGCCGAGGGGAAGAGAGGCGGGGCCATGCACTTCACACGGTCATCTTCAGAACGTATTGACTTAGGTGGTCTTGTTGATGACTTCCTCATTACAAGTGGCGGTACTGCACTATTTTGGGCCAATAATGATGATGTAGCAAATCAGTCTCGATATGCTTTTACCTGTCGTGACACATCACCACTGGGCGGATTCTGGATGAATGTAAATCCTGTTTTTGGAGCAGACTTTGAGACGCGTGTCGGTGGGGTTTTTGAGTTCATTCAACAGACTACCGTAGGCGGTACAGGATGGAATCACTGGACATTTACTTTTGAACCTAGCAATGACTTAGGGTTATTCGTTAATGGGGTTATTCCAACTCATTCATCAGACTCAAGCCCAATAGGGACTCCGTATAATGAGACTGCGGACAGTTTGTCTATTGGCGGTTCATCCGTTTTGAGCACAGTGTATTTCAATGGACTTATTGATGAGGTTCGTCTCTATAATCGTATTTTAACTCAAGCTGAAATATACCGTATATACCTTGATGGTCTTGCGGGCAACCCATATAGGTGAGATAATGATTAAGAAAATCGCAATTTGTTTGCTAGTTTGCTTACTCAACATGGGTTTGGATACCAATGAGATTGCTGAGTTGAAATTTGAGATGACTAATGCACCATCAGCAGTGCAGGCGAATAACGCAAATCTTCTATCATGGGTGAATGGCGCTGTAGAGCTTTCAGCACCAACATACACGAATGGGACTATATCAACATCATACTACTACTTTATAACGGCTTATGACACAAACCTAGTTATGTATACAACTAACACAGTTTGTATTGATATCCCAGAGGTGACAGGTCTTCTACTGGAGAACGCGGGTTCTTACTCAAATCGAATGTCGTTCGATGCTACTTCAAGGGATCTTGACGACATACAACGGGGAAACTAATATGTTAAAGGGTGATGACAAAATAAAGATTTCATGGCACGGGCTACACGTCAGTGTAACAACGGCAGGGATTGCTGCAATCATTGCACTTGTAGTTTTCTTAACGCAGTTTCATGGTCAAGTACAGGCTGACCATACGGATGTGGTCACAAATAAAGTAGACATCGCCAAGGTCACAAAGAAAGTTGATGACCTCACCAATGTTGTTGAGCAAATTCAGAAAGGTGCTAAAGCCCACGATGAACAGCGTAAGGAACAACGGATAGAAGATTTAGACAATCGAAAAGAAGAGATGACCGACATTAAGAAATGGGTAGGTGATTGTCGTCAGGATATTACAGACTTGAAGGGTGACGTAAGGGCAGCAGATGCAACACAAAAGATTTTGAAAGAACAGAATATTGAGATATTGCGGCTTCTCCGTACTATCGAGGAAAACGGGAACGGTCACTAAAGGTGCTAAAGATGATCAAGAAATTAATGTTAGGGTTAGCGGTGATAGCAATGTGTAACGGATGTGTCACATCTGGAATGTATGTGATGTATCGTAATGGCAAGGTTAGAGACCACAATTTTGATGTGCAAAAACAGTCTGATGATCAAGTTTGGAAGGCAAAGCTTTCAGCCGCGAGAGGCGAAGCAATGGTTGCAGTTACCTTTGATGCAACAGCCTTCCTTGCTAAGAATAGTAAAGACTTAGGCGTCGCCGCAGTGTATAAAGATGATGATAGTCGTGGTTGGATGTACTTTTGGAACGCCGTTGATGCTGGATTGATTGCTTTAGGTGTTGAGGCAAATAGAAGCTCCAGTAGTAGTGTAGCAGGCAGTAGTCAATTCAATGTTGATGGTAGTCGTGAGTTCGATCCTGCTGGCAGTAAGAGTATATCAGTTGATAGTGGTGGATCTTCGATTGTGGTTCAAAACTTTGGCTCGGGACCAGTGAACTTAAATATTACTCCATAATGCAAAAACTCTTAGCTATAGCTCGTCAACTGTCATATGGTGACCATGGAGGGATTAACAATCTTTCCATCGTTGGGTTGTGCCATCCTCTACATGAAGAGAATCAATTAGAGTGGTGCAAATGGCGTGAAGCATATCATGGTGGACGACACTTCATCAATAAATATATGGTGAAGCATAGTGCTAGAGAGACTGATGCAGAGTTTGAAGCACGTAAGAAGATTAGCTACAATCCGGCTTTTGCTAAAGCAGCGATTAATGAAATCAAGAATGCTATCTTCCAGCGTCTTGTAGATGTTACTCGTGATGGTGGACCACAAACATATTTAGATGCGGCGACTGGGCAGATAGGCGGTGTCGACCTTCGTGGGTCATCAATGAACACATTCCTTGGCCGGGAACTGATACCAGAATTGCTAGTCATCGCCAAAGTAGGTGTCTGGGTTGACAATGCCACAGAAGAACAATTAGGCCCGACACTGTCATCGAGAGGCGGTCAGCATCCCTATATCTATAGGTACAAGGCAGAGGATATTCGTTCATGGTCGAAAGGAGATTTTGGTGATCCAGATGAGTTCACAAAAATCTTACTGCGTGATCGTGTTGAACAGAAAGATTCTGTACTAGGCTTAGTCATCTCTGAAAGGATTCGTTTCCGTAAGGCAGAAGTTATTATTAATGAAGATGGTTCTCGACATGTTGAGGTGAAGTTCTTCAATGATGTAGGGGAACAAATTGATAGGGATTTTAATGGGACTACTGAAGTAACAATATTAAATATTCCTCAGATACCTTTTGTGGAGTTCAGTTTGATAGATAGTCTGATGACTGATGCTGCGGACTATCAGGTTGCACATCTCAATTTGGCATCTGCTGATTTGGGCTATGCCTTAAAAGCGAATTATCCTTTCTACACTGAGCAGTATGATCCGAGAGGCAAATCTCCATACATACAGAAATCAGACTCAGACAATACGGGGACTGATGCAGAGAAAATAGCTAAGGGGAAGGATATTAAGACAGGTGCGACTAAGGGTCGGGCCTATCCTATAAATACAGATCGCCCTGAGTTTATTCATCCTTCACCAGAACCTCTTGAAGTCTCCATGAAGAAGCAAGAGAGTATGAAGGAGGAAGTACGCGAACTTATCAATCTGACTGTTGCAAATCTGAAACCACGTATGGCTTCGGCTGAAAGTAAGCAACATGATGAACGTACACTTGAGAATGGACTTAGTTATATCGGCCTTGAGATTGAACAGGGCGAACGACGTATTGCTTGGTTCTGGGCAATGTATGAGAATAATAGGGAAGTAACAACTGTTAAGTATCCTGAGAAGTATAGCCTTAAGTCCGATAAGGAACGTCGCGAAGAAGCTCAGGAATTAGCAAAGATCGGTGATACGACACCTTCTCTTACTATGAAGAAAGAAATTGCTAAAGAGATTGCGGATATTACAATCGGACATAAGGTTTCACATGCGAGATTGAAAGAAATCAAAGATGAGATTGAGCAGACAGATATCATAGTCTTCGATACAGAACTTGTCTCACAGGATGTACAAGATGGCATACTTAGCGCTGAGGGAGCAGGTCAGATGCGGTCGTACCCGAAGGATGAACATACTAAGGCGCAGAAGGAACATTCAGAAAGACTTGCGCGTATTCAAATTGCACAAGGCGGTGAAGACGGTGGGGCCAGAGGTGTAGATGACACAGACGACGATCCATCACGTACAGCCAATGATGAGAAAAAAGATTCTCAAAATAAAGATAGTGAAGGCGATCTTACGAATCGAACGCGAGGTGCAGCCTAATGGATTACGTAACACAAATTGAAGTTGATACTTATGTTCAGACCAAATTGGATAGCGCACCTTGGGATGATTCTGACTTGACAGATCGTGGTAAAGCGATTTCTGAATCAACTAGGATTCTTTCAAATCTTAACTGGGCAGGTGACAAAACTGTAGCAACACAGGAGTTAGAATTTCCCCGAGGTGGGGATACTCAGATTCCGCAAAACATCAAAGACGCATGCTCAGAGATTGTTCTAGCACTGCTCGATGGTGTGAATCCGGAGAATGAGGTTAATAGTCAAAGAGTTATGGCTCATGGCTATTCGTCAGTTAAAACTACCTATAATCCTGACTTGGTCAGTGATCATTATATGGCAGGAGTTCCAAGCTATCTTGCATGGCAGAAACTTCTACCTTTCTTACGTGATCCGGGCGAAGTTACGCTAAGTAGGGTATCATAAAGGGTAATACAATGAGTAAAGGTGCAAAAGAAATCAGTCTGGAAATGTCGGGGAAATTCAACTTCTTGCCGACGTTATCGTGGTATACTGTGTATGAAGATGATCCTCCGGTAGATCCGCCTGTTGATCCTCCGGTAGATCCGCCTGTTGATCCTCCGGTAGATCCGCCTGTTGATCCTCCGGTAGATCCGCCTGTTGATCCCGGCGGTGATCGCACCTATACTCAAACACAACTCAATCATGAATTAGCCAAAGACAGACGTAAACATCAGGCTAAGAATACTGAGTTGGTAAAACAGCTTGAGACTCTGAAGAAGACCTCGGGTCTGAGCGCACAGGACAAGGCTGATTTGGAGACTCGTATTGAACAGCTCCAAACAGAACATCTGACAGATAAAGAAAAAGCTGATCGTCAGAAGCGGGACACGAATAAAGAACATAAGAAGAAAGTGGAAGAACTAACTGGAGAGCGTGACCTCTGGCAGAGACGATATACTGATGAGATGATCGTGCGGTCACTAACAGACGCAGCGGTTGAGCATAAGGCTATCCGACCTAGTCAGATTGTTGCAATCATACAGGATCAAACTCAATTAGTTGAGGATTTGGATTCGGATGGTAAGCCAACAGGAGTACTTGTCCCAAAGGTAGACTTTACGGGCAAGGATGAAGAGGGCAATGAGGTTAAACTCAAATTGACCGCTTCGGAAGCAGTAAAGCGTATGAAGGAGACACCTGATGATTACGGTAATCTGTTCGATAATGGTGCTGCTGGTGGTCTCGGCCATATGCAGAGCCAAGGAACAGGTGCTCATGATCCGAAGGAGGCTCCTAAAGAACCTGGGGCTTATCGCGCATGGCGTAAAAAACAGGAAGAATTAGCTAAAGGGAAATAAAATAAAATGAGTAAGCATAAGTATATTGTAGGCCATGGCTGGGTGTTGGTGTATCAGAATGATACATCAGCGTACACACCCGAGCAGTGGGCCAACGAGTCACTTGTTATTCTCGAAGAGAATATGGTGATGGCTGGTCTAGTGCATCGGGATTTTGAACCTATCGTCGCTAGTTTTGGCGAGAAGATTCATACGCGTCGTCCGGCTGAGTTCGTTGCGAAACGTAAAGGCCCGAATGATAATGTGACGAAGCAGGATGTCAATGCTGCTAAGGTTGAGGTTGAGTTGAATCAGCACTTCCACACTTCGTTCATCATCAAGGATGAGGAATGGTCAAAATCCTTCAAGGATTTGGTCGCAGAGTTCCTTTCCCCTGCGGTGCTGTCCATCGGTCGAGCGATTGATCAGGTTCTACTTGGTCAGGCTGTTCAGTTCATTGGCAATGTCGAAGGACGTTTGCTGGGTATGACTGATACGAACGCGAAGCGTTTCGTACTAGATGCCCGTGAGACAATGAACCGGAACAAAGCCTTCCCCGGTGGCCGGAACATGATGCTCACGCCGGATTCGGAGACTGAACTGCTGAACTTGGAGCTATTCACTGGTGCAAACCAGGTTGGCGACGATGGCACAGCACTTCGTGAAGCGTCTCTGGGTCGCAAGCTCGGCTTCAATCACTTCATGGTTCAGAATGCAACTGAAGTGACGGTCGGCAATACGACTGCAACTGGCGAGATTGATAATGCGGCGGGTTATGGTGTTGCGATCACGACTATCACGGTCGATGGTTTCAGTGCAACGATCTCCAACGGTACGTGGTTCACCGTTGAAGGTGACGACATCCCGCAGCAGGTCTTGTCCACGGTCGGTGGTGGTACGCCCACGTCGATCACGTTCACACCGGGCTTGAAGCGCGCAGTAGCAGACGATGCTGATGTCGTGACCTACACGCCGGGTGCTGTGGATAATGGTGGTGGCTATGCCGCTGATTTCGCAACTGAAATCACGATTGACGGTTTCACTGTTGCGCCGCAGCTTGGTCAGTTCATCTCATTCGGCACTCAGCTCGATACGTATTCGATCATTGAGGTCAATGGCTTGGTCGGCATTGTTCTTGATCGTCCGTTGGAAGCTTCAGTTGCCAATGATGAAGCGGTGAACATCCTCCCGGCTGGTTCGTATAACTTCGCCTTCCATCGGAATGCGCTGACCTTGGTTAGCCGTCCTCTGGCGATGCCCGATACGAACCTCGCTAACGCGGCGGTTGTGAACTTCAACGACCTGTCCATTCGCGTCGTGATGACGTATGATGGAGATGCACAGGGTCATCTGGTGACAGTTGACTTGCTGGCGGGTGTTGAGGTACTAGACACCAACCTTGGTGCTGTTATGCTTGGCTAAAGTGTTAAAGAAGATGATGGTGGGGAGGGCAACCTCCCCACTGGATTCTCCTAATCATGGTTATACAGAATACACATTTAGTTTTTATAAAACAAGCCATCTACCGCTTGAAGCGGGAGTATGGCGTCCCGATGGATTATTATAAGAGAGGGACGAACACTGTAGAGCTAGACACGGGGAAGCGTGTAGTCGAATATGGTGTCATCAAGATTAGACGTGCGATACTTTTACCTACACGTCTACATAGGGATTTCGTGTATGACCTATCTTTCGTAGCTGCGAATAAGAATTTCACATATGGTGGTCTCTTCGATACTTCTGAACGTAGATTGATAGTCGATGTCGAGGATCTACCTATCGTTAATGACCCGGCGCAATCAGACCATGTCTTCTTTGAAGAGTTCCTGGGTCAGGGGCGTGAGAAGTATGTTATAAAAGAGGTAGCATTATTTGAGAATAACAGAGCATTTATGTTCTTAGTGAAACGTGTGAGAGGACAGAAGGCTAAACGGATTTTTGATAAGAGTGTGATACATTATGCTAGTATGAGTGGAGTTGCAACATAATGGGCGTCGAGTTCAATAAGAATTGGGCAAGATGGATTTTCGCATCCATCTCTGTACATTTTGGCGGACTCTTCCTCTCCGCTGGTGTGCCGATGTTTGTTGAAGGATATCCACCACCTTTGAATAAGGAACTCTCAGATAATCGGAATATTGATCAGAACCATTTGGAGCTACGTATTGATGGGCCATGGATACGTAATGTTAGTAAAGGGTGTTATTGGTTTGATGCCGAGGTCAACATACTTGTCGGGACTCTTATTGGTGAAGAGAATTTTCATATCCATCATCAAAACTGCGGGATTGCACAATCAGCTTTTAAAGACATATCAGTATTTCAACTTGGAGATGTTGCTGATGACCCTGAAAATGATCAGTCATTCCTTGGTTGCTTACGCCTTAAACAAGCAAAGCGTGATGAAGTCAGGATTGCACATTTTGGGATGATTGAACCTACTACTGAGATAAATCAATCTACAGTAGAAGGCCACTATGAGATGAACTTATTAGCATAAGGAGAAAAACATGAAAATGAAACTGCTAGTTGCAAGAGCACGTATCACGGTCTATGCACAGATCGAGATTCGTGATGCTACCATCCGTTTTAAGGATGGTGATTCCCCGGTGACAATCATCGAGATTAAAATCGGTGAAGGGAATGTGACATGGTCCGAGAGAAAGAACATGGAATACGTTCTGGATCGAGGAAATCTGGACCTAGTTCGGGAAGGTGATCAAGAGCCTCTTGAACTAACTGTTGATGCTGTGTGGGAATTTCTGACGGCTAGCGGTGGTGATGACCCAACGCCGGAAGATTTTGTCAAGCAGCGTGGTGAAGGATCAACGTTGATCTCAACATCTAGCGATCTGTGTGAGCCGTTTGCTATTGATATTGAGATTGCACATAATCCAGCGTGTGGTACTGTAAATAATGAGTTGATCGTCTTCCCGGAATTCCGGTACGAGACAATTGATCATGATCTACGTGAAGGTACGTTGGCGTTTGCTGGTCGTGTCAATGCTGTTGAGCCTACAATTACTCGTTCGTCTTCAACTGTGTAAGTAAACATATAGAAAGAAGGAGAAAGGTGCCGTTATGCGTATACAAGGACATGACTTATCGGGTCCGGCTGTCGAAATCATCCCTATCCCAAGGGATGATGGAGACATTATATTCAAGGCTCAGGCTGTTCTGGACTACGGACCATTTGATGAAATGGTCCCGCGTCCGGAGCCGCCAATTCGTACTCATGCTAAATCTGGAAGGAAAGAAATTCTTGTTGATGATCCAGATTTTGTTCAGAAACTTACGGATTATGCGCGCTTAAAGCAGAAGTACATGTTTATCATGTCGCTGCAAGCTACTGAGGGCTTGGAGTGGGACGAAATTAAAATCAATGACCCTGAGACTTGGGATAAATTTGACTCAGAGCTTGAAGGTGCAGGTTTTAATATGGCTGAGATTAGCTATATTATACTAGGTATCCATCGAGCAAATGGTCTTGATGAAGAACGTATGGATGAGGCACGAGAACGTTTTTTAGCCGACCAAAAGCAGGAGAGCGATTAGCAAGAAAGCTCTTACTGCCCAAGGGGAGGACGATACAGTATGCAGAATGGAAAGCTTGCGAAAGATTTGGACTTGACCCACATAAGTGGGAACAGTACAACTTTTGGGAACAGGCTCAACTTATTGCATACAATCAGATTCGAGAAATCGAAGATGATGACAAAGAAGTTTCAAGACTTAACGCAATGCACGGGGTAAAAGGATCAGCCAGTGCCTAAGTTTAAGGGAAAAATTAGTAGGTTCCAGCTTAAAGGGCGGAAGTACACAAAAACCCTAGAGCAAGCGATTGAGGTACAGGTTCGTCAAGGTGCAAGAGAGTTTGTAAGAGCGGCTGTCCCTCTCATACCAGTTCTTACTGGTATGGCGAGGGGTACGTTGCAGCCTCTTGGAAGATTCTTACGTGTGGCAGTACCGATTCGACCGACAGCAAGACGTTCAGGTAGAGGCGCTGAGGCGGGTGCTTTCCGATCAAGTTTTGAGTTCAAACAAGTAGGTAAAGCTTTCATATTCACCTTTGGTCACAATGTTGAGCATTTTAGAATCAATGATATTGTTTCTAATCCTTTCACTGCGAGCGCACCATGGCAAGCTCTTGAGGCAGGGGAGCGAGCTTTTCTAAAATACATGGAGACTATTGCAGTAAAGAGACTCCCATTAGCTCATGAAGCAAGTTTCTTCATTGATACAGGACTAGACTTGTAATGGTAGAGAAACGCGAATTCCAATTTGATAGTACTAAGGCGCAGCAACAAATGGTTGCGTTGGAGCAGCGTCTTGCAAAGTTAAATCAAGGGATTAAGTCATTTGCAAAATCAGTGCGTGAACATAATACTGTTGGCGCACAAATGGAGAATGTCCAAAACAGATTAGCCCGATCCAGTATAAATCTAAGTACCGCTGTAAGAAAGGTGATTGCCGAAGAAAAGAAAGCAAATGTACAAACTACCTCACAAATTTCAAATATTAGCAGACTTACTATGCGTGTGGAGAAACTTGCGGCTGCACGTCGCGCCGGAATAGCTGCACAGGTCACAGCAACAAAACAAGTAAAGCAATTTGGGGAAACGGCCAAAAAAGCAAGTGACAAAGCAATCTTCGGGTTCAAGCGTTTCGCTAGTTTAGTTGCAGCAATAATTATAAGTCGAGCGATTTCATTAATCACGTTTCAATTACGTGAGGCAACAGAAGCAGCGATTAGTTTTTCAATAGCTATTGGTGAACTTCAAACACTTTCAGATGCAAACGGATTATCTTTTGATCAGTGGGCAGTTAGTGCTCGTAAATTATCTGATGCGTTAGGTCTGCCACAAGCTGATGTTGCTGAGGGTATTTACCAAACTTTATCAAATCAAGTTGCGAAAGCCGGGAAAGCTATTGAGTTCACTGCCGAAGCACAACGACTAGCTGTTGTTGGTCGTTCTCAAGTGGTTGATTCTGTGAATCTTCTTACGGCGGCAGTTAATGCTTTCGGGAGAAGCACTGAAGATGCCGGGCTTCTCTCCGCACAGTTCTTTAATACTGTAGTGCTGGGTCGTCTACGTATTGAAGAATTAGGTAACACCTTTGGGCGTGTAGGGATTCTAGCAAATCAATTAGGTATAACAATCCCTGAACTTAATGCTGCTCTGGCAACTATTACGCTTCAAGGTGTCAAGCTTAATGAAGCTATGACATTCTTACGTGGTATCTTCCTCAAGCTTATCAAGCCATCTGAAGCTATGAAAGATGTCCTTAAAGGTATGGGGTTTGAGACCGCTCAAGCAGCTATTGAGGTTCTTTCCTTTAGAGACTTCATGGCTGAGTTAGAGACTCAGACACAAGGTAATATTGCTGAGTTAGGTAAATTGTTTACACGTATGCGCGCTATCACTGGTGCAGCTATCTTTACAGGTAAAGGTCTTGAACTGTTCACTGAGAATCTGCGTAAGATTCAAGAAGAATCTGTTTCAGTATTCCTAAAGGCTGAAGAAGATGCTCTCAAGAATCAAGGACGAATTTTACGTATCGAACTCAATAAGATTAAGAATTTCTTTGTTGATGACCTCGGTTTTGCCTTAATCCGTTCAATCAATGCTTTCTCGAAACGGTTTGGTGGGCTCGATATTGTGGTCAAATCATTCCTTCGTTCTTTAGTTCAGATTATTGCAACAGTCGTCTTGTTTAAGGCCCGTTTGTTAGCTGTAACCATAACTATGACGGCATTGAGGGTTGTTACTGCGTTAGTGCGGCTTGTACTCGTACCTGTGCAGCACTAGCAAGAAGCTTCGCGGCTTCTTGCTGTCCCTCAATCTGCGCTGTGAAAGCGTCAAAAAGAGTCTTTGCTTTCTGATCACCAGCAAGATTACGGCGTTGGATATCGCCAATCTTTTCTTCTGTTGTACGTTGAAGAATAAGAATATCGCGTTCAAGCTTTTTCTTAGTCTCAAAATTTACTTTATCAATTTTATTGCGAAGTTCCTCAATCTTTTCTATGCGAGTACGCTTGAGCCGATCAATTCTAATATCGTCTCGTTCATCATCTTGGCGATTCTTTGTTACAAGATTACGCCTATCCTCAAGAAGCTGAGTAAGTTTTTCCTCAGATTGCTGACGTTCACGGATAGCTTGAACAGATAATCTCTGAATTTCTCTTGTGTCTTTTAGCTGATCGCGACGATCACCACGTCCTTGTCTTACTTTTTGTAATTGCGCTAGACGTCGTTGTAATTCTTGCGCCCTCTTAACAGGGTCATCACCTGCTGCTTCAAGTCGAAGTTGGAAAGTCTCATTACGGAAGCGCCCAAATAATTGTTCAATCTGTTTATCAATCTTTTCAACATTACGCGCAGCCTTGTTCGCGTCTCTTTCTGCTTGTCTCGCTACACCCCGAACTGCCTGCAAAGCTTCCGATGTAATATTGCTAATAATTGCGAGAGTAACTTTAGCGTTGCGCCCTAGAGCTTTTTGAGCTTCAAATAATGCCTTATTCTGATCAGCAATACCTTTGCGGACATCTCTTACACGTTCCCTAATAACTTCACGAATAATCTGATTTTGCTGTAAGAAAATAGCTCGTTGCTGTTCAAAGAATCGTTGCTCTGCCTGAATTATATCTTCCAGACCTTTTTGGAATCTTTCCTCAGCTCTAAGAAAAGCATTAAAAACCTCAAAAGCAGCTAAAGCAATTAAAGCTATTAAGCCTCGACCCGCAGTAGCAGTTAATTTGAATT